AAAAAATTGAAGAGTTGCGCAGGTATATGGGCAGGAGACTTGAGTGCGTGGGACGGAAAGATGTTACCACAAGTTCAAAATGCTATAATAAAATTAATTCTTAGTAAGTATAAAGGTAAACATAAGTCTGAGTTGAGCACATTATTATATTCGATACCTTATAATTTAGATAACATGATGGATGATACGTATTTAACAACACATTCGATGCCTTCGGGTAATTTCTTAACGGCTATATTTAATAGCGTTATCAACAGAGCATATACGGCAATGTGGTATTACAGGTATAAGAAGAACCCGACCGTTCACGATTTTCATTGTAACGTTGTCGATATGGTGTATGGTGATGATAAGCTTAATGGAATTGTTAACGCAGATCCCAATCTGAACGCTATAACGATGGAGGAATTTTTTACTAGTATAGGAATGAAGATGACGACAGCGAATAAGCAAGTTATTACTAAGCCATATGAGTCTTTGTCAGAGGTGAGTTTTTTGAAGCGGACTTTTGAATACCATCCTTTGATAGGAAGGGTAATGTGTCCATTAGATAAGAAAACACTGAGAAACACAATTATGTGGGTCGATTCGAAAAAAGACGTTGATGTAGTTATTACCGGCAAGTTACGTTCGTTTATAATGGAGATGTATTTGCACGAAGATGGTCAAGATGAAGTTGAGTATGTAAGAACAAAATGTGAGGAAATAGGGATTGATTGGCCCAATGTTACTGATGATTATTTATTAAATTTATTCACTAATGATTTAGTAGCATTTGATAATATGTACGGAGATTATTAATTCATTTTATTTTAGTTTTTAGTATTGTATATATGTAAATTTTTCCGGTTTTTTACAACATTTTGTACCGTTAAACAAACACTAGTTCTTTTGCAATAGATCGAGTGATAATCCCATGCGCGAGGGAGCTATGCTATTGTAATTTGTATAAGCGCACCATCAGGATAGGAGCTTTACACGACTCCTATTGTATATACAGTGTAGCAGCAACAAACAACAAGAATTCCGTTTCGACGACGGAAATAAAAGATCACGTCGATATACGAACCAGAAATAGTTTAGCAGTGGAACCAATTTATGACAAAATGCCTACATTGCGTTCCATGGGAAAATATATGGATATTGATTATAGCAAGTATTTAAACAAGCCATTTTTAGTGAAAACCTTTGATTGGAGTACAACTGACAATGTGGGAGCTTTGGTAAGTTCTTTGACTTTCCCGAATGATGCGTTAGTTAGCAATTTCTTAAGAGTTCCTTTTCTGAATTCGTCTCTATTTAGATGTAGAGCGAAAGCAATAATTCAGATTATTGGAACTCCACAGCACCAAGGCATATTGTTGGCTTCTTCTGAGCCCGTGACCACCAAAAGTACAGGTTTGCAGTACATAAACAACTCTATGAATGCCCCGCATTCCTTTTTAGTTGCAAATGTCTCCACTTGTACGGAGTTGGAACTACCATTTTATTCTAGTACCAAGTTGCTTCGAACGGATTCAGAACCATCGGAAATATTGTTTAATTCCAATTATAGTGGCAATCAATTTTGCAAACTTAACATACAGGTTTTAAACCCATTGGTTGCAGCAGACTCCGGTTCGACTACAGTCACCGGAACTGTTCACGTAATTTTTGAAGAATTAGAGTTTTATGCTCCATTTTCAGAAGTTAAATGGGTTGCCCAATCTGGATGGGAATGCCAAGCCAAAGTTCAGCAGAGCTTATGGTCTAGATTTTGCGGAGTCATTTCCACAGCGCTCGATAATGTTGCGCTAGGAGCTAAGAAGGTAACTGGTGATTTCATCGATATAGGCAGAGGTGCGTTGAGACAATACACGGGTCTTCATAATGCAAATAAAGCTAATATTGAGGACAGAAGGTTAGTAGTTAATAGGAACCCGCCCAATATCGTAGATCACCAAACTGTACTAGAGAAGTTAGATCCCTATGTTGGTTATAACAGGGTTGTCCGAGATACTATTTTCGACACCGATCAAGATGAGATGGACGTATTAAGGTTTGTTTCTAAACCACAATATTTATCCACTATAAAAGTCGATGTTGATACGGCCACTGGACAGCTTTTGTTTTCTAGACCTATTACCCCTACGCAGCAAGTTTATAACGATGGCAGAGATTTGTACTTGAATGCTAATCAGCAAGTTATGTCATATTTTTCAAGATATTGGTCTGGATCAATAAAGATTCATATTCAGGCAGACATGACGAATTTCCACAATTGTAAATTGGCATTATTTAAATGTTATTCACCTCATTCTCAGATGCTATCAGCCTATCCGGAGTACAGTTCAGTCCAAGGTTTACTAGTAGACTTTATGGAGTTTTCTGCAGGTGGTCAAGTTCAGACTATCGAACTTCCCTTCTGCAGTCAAACTCAGAACTTGGAGTGTACCAGAGATTGGGCTTATAATGCAATGCAGCACGGTATGTATTACTTGTATTTAGCACAACCCTTAGTCACCAATGGAACGGTTTCCAAGAGTGTAAATTTCAATATTTATTACTCTATGGGAGACGACGCGTGCTTTTATGGCTATGCGACTGATAATGCACAGAGTCTTAAAAGCACAGAAACTAAAGCTGAATCATACAAAAATTTAATGGGACAACTTGGTTACACTGAAATGAAGAAGGCGTTTTCAGAAGCGGAGCAGCTAGAAAAAACCGAGCTGAAAAGAGAGTTTGTTACTCAGTCTGATACGGTGTTTCCTACTAATGATGATGAAAATCTAATTGAAACTCCACAAGAAAGAGAAACTAGCTACTTGGATTGTGAGACTCACAGACCAATAACTAGTTTTAGGGATATAGTTAGAAGATTGGTTCCAGTGTTCGGTAGAAAATATTCCACTGAGGAAGTCGTTGAAACACAGGGAGTTCTCGTTTTTCCTATCTCAGATCTGTTAGGCATCACTAAGGACCTACCACAAAGCCCGTTTTACGGCAATGCATCATCTCTGCACTCAATCCGCAGGCTGTTTTTAGGAATGGACGGCGGAGTTAAAGTGAAAGTGAAGATACAGGGAGCCAACAATGCTTATGTAACGTACGTCCCACCGGCTACTAACGTGTCTCCAGGATCTACCACTAAGATTGCTTACGCTTGTAGTCCTAAACCTCCTAATTCAGGTTTTAATGCAGCGTATAATAGTAGGTCATATTCCATTTTGTCACAAGCTATTAGACAGTCTACTAACAGACAGGAAGCTGCTAATTATCAGGTAGTTGATGCTAGAATGAACACGATTTATCCGGGAACTGATAGACGGAACGCAGTCTCAGCTGATGAAGCTATATTTGATTTAGAAATCCCCAACTTGAATCCATGCAGATTTGTGGGCTCTTCGGCTATCTATGATCCGAAAGAACTTACTATCGACATGTGTGATGACTTAGGCAACTTAGTAATTAGTGTTAAAAACACTGATGATAGAGAGGCAGAGGTACAGGCTAGAGGATTTTTCTTATCGATAGATATGGGTTTCACTGATGAGACCAGGTTGGGTTATCAAGTCAAATCAGCGGAACTTAAATACCCAGCATTACCTATCGGACCGGGTTTTATAGCTACTGACTATTTCCACCAAAATTCTGGAGCCTCTTACGCAGGACCAGTTCTGGACCCCCAGACAACATTTAAATTTGCCTATTACGGCTAAACTTTTCTCACCTACTAACATCAAGGTGAGCAGGGTGAGTCCTCTAAATAATTAGGGGACTATAAATATACTACTTATTTAGAACACCCTGATGAAGGTGTTATTGTAAATAAAGTCC